GAGTAGAGGTAGTACCTAAATCAAATAGATTAGTAGTATTCTCAAAAGGATTATATCATGGAGTAGAAGAATTCGAAGGAGTTAGAACTTCTATAAATATAAATCCTTGGAATACAAGGTTGTATCACGCATGAGAAATTTATGGACAATATGGAAACACGCATTAGGCTCATTCGATGAAGAAGATGGCTATGATGTAAAGAACGAAGACTATGTTGGCATTATACGAACTGTTATACTAGGAATTAATGTAGTATGCGCACTTTTTATTATGGCAAATGTGATAAATAACTGGTCATGAAAGCAGTCATAAGTGATAGGATATACCTAGAGGTACTTCCACACCAACAGCAAAAGATTGATAAGGAACTTACTTATGCAATACCTTCATTTAAGTATGGAGACCCGCCCTTAATTATAAAAAATATGGCAATGATAAGGCAGGGACTCGTTGCAATACCAGTAGGCAGACTAGACTTAATTCCCACCGACCACGAAATCACAGATAAGAGAACCAACATACCAATAGAGTTCCCTAAGTTTAACTTAACATTACGACCAAGTCAACAAGAGGTTTATGATCAGATTGGCGACGGTGGTATAATAAACGCATGGGTAAGTTGGGGTAAGACATTTACAGGTCTTGCAATAGCTGGTAAGCTTGGACAGAAAACACTTGTTGTTACTCATACTCTTGCATTGCGGAAGCAGTGGGAAGATGAAGTAGAAAAAGTATTTGGTTTTAAAGCTGGAATTATAGGTAGTGGTAAGTTTGAAATTGACCACCCTATAGTTATTGGCAATATACAGAGTTTATACCGAAAGATTCCACAAATACGACAAGAGTTTGGAACAATCATACTTGATGAAATGCATCACTGTAGCGCACCTACTTTTTCACGAATTATAGATAAGAATTGCGCTAGACATAAGATAGGGTTGACAGGAACATTACAAAGAAAAGATGGTAGACATGTAGTCTTCCGTGATTACTTTGGAAACAATGTCCTTAAACCACCAAAGGAAAACTTTATGATGCCTAAAATTAATATCCTAAGATTGGATATACGATTCATGGACGGAAATAGTATACCTTGGGCTAACAGAGTAAATGAGTTAGCCTACAACCCAGAGTACCAACATTCTGTGGCTATGGCAGCTGCCTCATACGCGGCTAAAGGTCATAAAGTGTTAGTGGTATCTGATAGAGTGGACTTCCTAAAGAACTGTGCCAAACTCACTGGTGATAACGCAGTTTGTGTAACGGGAGCAGTCCATCACGAAGATAGAGCAGATATAATTAAACAGATTTTTGAGGACAAAGACGTTCTATATGGGACACAGTCTATTTTCTCTGAGGGTATTTCTTTAAATATTCTTAGCTGTTTAATTCTTGCTACACCAGTAAACAATGAGCCATTACTTACACAGCTCATTGGAAGAATAATTAGGGACTACAAGGACAAAAAACAACCTATAGTAGTGGATATAAATCTAATCGGAAAGACAGCAAGTAGACAAGCTAGTATGCGCATGGGGTATTACCTCAAAGAAGGATACGAGATATCTACCTTGTGAGAACCTCCGAAAAATACTACTTGACATGAGTTTTAAAATTTGTTATAATATATGATAAAATACAATTGGGAAAAGATATTTAGAGAGACGAATGGAGATTCAACTTCGATTCTTACAATCGTTCATCTTTTAACTTATAAACGAATCCCTGCTAGTAAGAAAGACAAGACTTACAAATATTTTGGTAAAAGTTTTGTGGGCAATAGTTTTTTACTAAACCCCCGACAGTTATTAGCAGAGAGAAAAAATTATAGCAACAAGGAAGCTGCAGAATATATTGCAGTAGCCTCGTACCGAAATTATTTTAATTACAACCGAACAGGTGAGACAACACTAGAGTTGATACACTTGCCTGTCGAAACAACGATAGTAAATCGCAACAGAATGCTTCGGATAGAGAACGGTCTAGTACACTTTCTATTTGAGGATAACGCTAAATGGAGAACATAATGGCATTAAAATTTAATCAAGCACAAGGAAGTGCAAAAAAAGACAAGATAGACCAATACACTTATAAAGAGGGCGATAACGTAATTCGCTTAGTTGGAGACATCTTACCAAGATATGTTTACTGGATCAAAGGAGAAAATGGCAAGAATATTCCTATGGAATGTCTAGCTTACGATCGTGAGACAGAAACTTTCAACAACAAAGACAAAGACTATGTAAGAGAATTCTTTCCTGACCTTAAATGTGGTTGGGCATATGCAATTCAAGGCATAGATCCTGCAGATGGCAATGTAAAAGTTGTTAATCTAAAAAAGAAACTCATGGAACAAATTATGGTTGCAGCTGAAGATATCGGAGATCCAACTGATCCCGAAACAGGTTGGGATGTATGCTTCCAAAGAGTTAAAACTGGACCAATGGCTTTTAATGTAGAGTATAGACTACAAGCATTAAAATGCAAACCAAGACCATTAAACGAAAAAGAAGTAGCAGCATGTGTTGACCTTCGTTCAATGGATGACGTCCTTCCTAGACCTACAGCCGATGCTCAACTAGAACTATTACAAAGAGTAACACAACCTTCAGCTGGTGCAGAGACACCTTCTGATGTTGACTCTGAATTTAGTATTTCTTAGGAGAATATAATGGTATCAGTAGGAGATAGATTCCCAAACTTTAGTATGCTTGGTGTCAATGATACAAATGATATCGTTGATGTCGACATATTACTAAACGAGTGGACAGTAATGTACTTTTACCCAAAAGACTTTACTTTTATTTGCCCGACAGAGATCAAAGATATGGATTATCTTGTAGATGACGCTGATATTATCGGCGTCAGTGCAGATAACGAATTCTGTAAACTTGCATGGAAACAACAAAATCTTGATATTACTAATATCCAGCATGTTCTCTGTGCAGATGCAGGTCTTAAACTTGGACACAGACTAGGAATAGTTGACGAAGATAATGGAGTACACTATAGGGCAACATATATTATTGACCCCGAAGGTATAGTTCAACACGTATCAGTAAATGCATTAGATACGGGAAGAAATGCAAATGAAATTTTACGAACACTACAAGCTCTAAAAGCTGGTGGTCTTACAGGATGTTCTTGGACACCTGGGGACGCATTCGTAGGATGATTTTATTTACAGCAGACTGGCATATTAAGCTAGGACAGAAAAATGTACCCATGCCTTGGGCATGTAGTCGCTACGATTTATTCTTTGAGGTAGTTCATATCTTAGAGAGAACAGTAGACCTTCATGTTATAGGTGGGGACTTGTTTGACAGAGTTCCTTCAATGGACGAATTGACACTCTACTTTGATTTTATTAAAGAGATACGAATTCCTACTATCATTTATGATGGTAACCATGAAGCAACTAAGAAGAACAAAACTTTCTTTTCTAACCTTAAGCGTGCCACGACTGATGTAAACCCCTTAGTTACTATCATAGATGAAACTACAGAGTTTGAGTGGGGGACTATACTTCCGTATGCAGATTTGCATAAGAAGGGAGCAATAGAAGCCTGTGATAGTAGTAAACCTTTATATACTCATGTGAGAGGTGAAATACCCCCTCATGTAACGCCTGAGGTTGACTTAGAAAGATTTAATGATTTCCCTGTGGTATTTGCTGGAGACTTACATAGTCACACCAATACACAGAGAAACATTGTCTATCCTGGTTCACCAATGACTACTTCTTTTCATAGAGATGTCGTTAAAACAGGCTACCTTATAATTGATGGCGCAGACTGGACATGGCATGAATTTGACCTTCCGCAGTTGTTAAGGAAAACCGTAACAACAGAAGATGAAATGATTGCCACCGAGTTTCACCATACCATATATGAAATCGAAGGAGATGTAGCTGACCTTGCTAACATTAAGAACTCGGAACTACTGGATAAGAAAGTAGTAAAACGAAGTAGTGAAGCTACGTTGAATTTGAAAGATATGACTATAGAGGAAGAACTGGTAGAGTACATGAGTGCTATACTTAATTTAAATGATGATAAAATCAAATCAATAATGGGAGTGTTTAATGATTATTCTAAAAACGCTACGCTGGGATAACTGTTTTAGTTATGGCAGAGACAATATTCTTGATCTTAACGACAGTAATCTTACCCAGCTTGTTGGGACAAATGGAATGGGTAAATCATCCATACCACTTATTATTGAGGAAGTCCTCTTTAATAAAAACAGCAAAGGAATAAAGAAACAAGAAATCCAAAACCGTTTTGTAAATGACGGATACAGTATAAATCTTACTTTTCAAGTAGATGATAATGACTACGAGATTGATGTGTCTCGTAAGGCAAGTATTAAATGTAAACTTTACAAGAATGGAGATGATATTTCTAGCCACACAGCTACAAATACATATAAAACAGTCCAAGATTTACTTGGATTAGATTTTAAAACATTCACACAACTCGTGTATCAAAACACGAATACATCATTACAGTTCCTAACTGCAACAGATACAAACAGAAAAAAGTTTCTAATTGATTTGTTAAAGCTAGAAGAATATGTAGAGTTCTTTGATATATTCAAGGACGCTGCTAGAGAGATTTCGTTCGAAGTTAATAACCTCAACGGTAAGTCCGACACAATAGTGAAATGGTTAGATGAAAATAAATTGGAGAGTACACATATACTCCCAGTGTTAAATCTGCCAAAATTCTCAGAAAGTGACGAACAAGAATTACAGTCTTTACGACACGACTTTGAAAAGATCTCTGAGAATAATAAAAAGATTATAGATAATAATTTTATAAAAGAACAACTTGCTGAGTACGAAAGTAGTGAGCATAGATTATTCAAAGGAGAGGAGATTGACCTGACTGCTATGCTGCAGCAACTTGGAACATATAGTTCCAAACTGGCTGAAGCTCAAGCGCATTTGGACAAACTTGATGAACTTGAAGGGCAATGCCCAACTTGTGAGCAAGAGATAGATTGGGACAAATTGGAAGAAATTAATATAGACTATGTAAATGCGAAGACAAATGCAAGTAACTATATGGTTATGTATAATGAAAAAATTGCGGATGCAAGAGAACATAATAAGTTATGTATAATTCGCGACAATCATCAACGAGAGTACGAAAGTCTTATTCGAGATTGGGACAACAGTCTACCTTCCACAATTTTGGACGGTGATGACATATCTTCCCAAATTGACGAACTTTCTTCCAAGATTGCAAATGTAAGAGATGAAATAGAGATTACAAGTGCAGGTAACTTAGTGGCGGAACGCCACAATACTCGTGTATCAATTATCCAAGAACAATCGGAGGGTATGGAAACGCAACTGGAAGAAGTTGTCGTAGCCTTGGGTAAAATAGAAGAACAGTCGACTCATCTTGAGATACTGAAAAAAGCTTTCAGTACAAACGGATTACTCGCATATAAAATAGAAAACCTTGTCAAAGACCTAGAGGACTTGACAAATGAATATCTCGCTAATCTATCAGATGGTAGATTTAGCTTAGAGTTTGTAGTATCTAACGACAAACTAAATGTAGAGATTACAGATAACTCAAAAGTAGTAGACATATTAGCTTTATCAAGTGGTGAACTTGCTCGAGTCAATACTGCTACACTACTAGCAATACGAAAATTAATGAGTAGTATTTCTAGTTCTCGCATCAACACCTTGTTTCTCGATGAGATTATAAGTGTACTTGATGATGAGGGCAAGGAGAAGTTAGTAGAGATATTACTCGGAGAAGAACTGAATACATATTTAGTTTCTCACGGCTGGACTCATCCACTTCTATCTAAGATAGAGGTCATAAAAGAGGACAATATAAGTAGGCTTGAGTAGTGGACACATTCGTCAAGCACGAATGTCCTGTACTTAAGCGTACAATATTTATACAGGTAGACTCAGTCTGCCCACATTGTAAAACATATGGTAAACGCAAGACAGAAAGGAACAAAAGCAGAAAAAGAAGTAGCAGCACTGCTACATAGATATACAGGACTTAACTTTACACAGACGCCTGGAAGCGGTAGTGGTAAAATTAAGGGCGATCTGTATGTCGAAGACAAACATAACCTATTCCTTATAGAAGTTAAACACTATAAGGACATGGGTTTCACCCACAAGATCTTTACTCAAAAGAGTAATAATCTTGTGACTTGGTGGAATAAAGCAATATTACAGGCTCAACAAATGAAACAAGAGCCTTTGATTATTATGAAACAGAATTATTCGAATTGGTTTGTAGTAACCTCAAGAAAACCTACAGTAGAAAAAAGATATATGTACATAAACTGGCTCGGTGCATATGTGATGAACACAGAAAAGTGGCTAGAAAATGAACAAATGGAATTTACAAATGGCGATAACATTCTCAAGCCTTGGGAACCCGATCCAGAATGGGAACTTACTAATAGTTGATGGACTAAATGTTGCATTTAGGTGGAAGCACTCTAAACAACTCGAGTACAAACATGACTATGTAAGAACGGTGGAAAGTCTAGCAAAATCATACGACTGTGGAAACATAGTTGTACTAGCAGACGGTGGAAGTACCTACAGAAAAAACCTCTCTCCTGATTACAAAGCTAATCGGTCGGAGAAGTATGCAGAGCAAACTGCAGCAGAAAAAGCAGAGTTTGCCCAATTTATGGGTGAGTTCAAAAATGCCTTTACTCAATTACAGAAAAGAGGACATTTAACAATAAGACAAGACGGACTAGAGGCTGATGATTTAGCCGCATGGATTGTCGGAAAGAAAGCAGAATTTGGTATAGACCAGATTTGGATGGTCTCTTCAGATAGAGATTGGGATTTGCTTATACAAGACGGAGTTTCTAGATTCTCCACAGTAACTAGAAAAGAAATTACTATAGATAATTGGGAAGACCACTATGATGTAGAGCCAAGTATGTACTTGACTCAGAAATGCTTAGCTGGTGACACAGGTGATAACGTACCTGGTATCGCAGGCATTGGTCCTAAGAGGGCTGTATCTCTTATCGAACAGTACGGAGACTTATTTGATATATACAACGCTTGTCCTATTGACAGCAAGTATAAATTCATACAGTCTCTAAACGAAAACGCAGACAGGTTATTACTTAATGCAGAACTCATGGATTTAGTGAGTTACTCAGAGCAAGCAATAATCGAAGCAGACATGAATTTAGAGGATTTATCCTCACAGATAACAGGATATTTGAATGAAAATAGAGATTGATTATAGTAAAGATTCTTTACTAGCTGAGTTCAGTTTGAGAACTTTAGAAGAAAGATATATGGTGGGTGATGA